CCAATAGTATCATTATCTAAACCTTTAACAGTTCCTGTTCCGTTTGGACCGTATAGTTCTAATAAATTAGTTGCCATGATTATTATGTTTTAATTGTTTATTATAAATATTGTAAATTATAAAATTAGCCGGTTTTTGTGCCACCATTTGTCATGTGGCCTGTTATTACACCTGTTTCAAGTTGTACACGCATATTAGCTATATTTCGTGTTTCAGCTATTAATTCATCAAGTTTAGAGGTAAATTGATCTAATGGTAATACAGCTTCAGGTCCAGCTTCACCTACTAAAGCGCGTGTTGGAGATGTTACAATACCACCTGTTGCCATTGGAGTTGATGTAGCATCCATATATCCCATTATACCACCAGCCAAAGCACCTAAACCAGCCCCTATTGCTGTTCCTATACCTGGGGCTATCATAGATCCAATCATAGCTCCTGTTCCTCCCATGGTAAGTGCTTGGCCTATTGTGTTACCTGCTATATTAGCTCCACTTCCTTGTTCTGTGAGAGAGTTAGCAGCTATAGTTGTTCCTATTCCTACTAAACCAGCAATTCCTCCTCCCCTAAATCCTGGGGATCTCATTCTTCCTCTTGCAGTTCCCATCATTCCTCCTCCTGCTATTGATGTATCTCTAGTAAACATAGGAGTAAAAGGAGTAGACCCTCTAATCATCCCAGCAGCTAATAATCCTATAGATGTTAATAACCCACCAAGCATTGCGGGTCCTGTTATCATTTTAACCCAAGGAGCATTATTAATATTATTTAATAGACCTGTCATCCCACTAATAAAGGAACCTACAGGTCCTTGCATTAAACCAACAAAAACTTCTTTTAGATTTTCTACTGCTCTATTAAATTCTTGTTGCATTGATAATTGACCTACTAATGATTGTTCTTGATCGCCTAAAGTATTTAATACTTCTTTATCTATTTTTCCTTCTGCTATAAGAAGAGCTAAATTCTCAGCATTCATAGCTAATTTAGCTTTAGTAAAAGCATCAGATACTGCTTGCCTACCATTAAGTGATTGAGCTATACGATCATTTTGTTCTTGAGTAAGTAATATTTCTGATAATTTTTCTGCTGAAAATCCTAACGATTTAGCGAATGCTTCACGTGCTATAACATTCATATTTTCAAACTCAACAGAACTACCTATATTTTTATTTATTTCTTGAGTTAATCCTCTAATATTACCTTGTAAAGCATAATATCTTGCTTTTTCTAGGTTTAGTTCTTTACCTGTTAACAGTTCAGCTTCTAATTCAGCGGCTATAGATGATTCAAAATTTAATAAATTAGATTGTACTCCTTCTATATCTTGGAGGGTAAACCCTAAACGTTTAGCTTCAACAACAGCTCTTGTTATTTCTTCAACATTATTTCCAAATTGTATTCTAAGAATATTTGATGTATTTAGTACAGCTTCTAAAATTTCTTTTTGGTCCATCATTAACCCATTTTGTAATTGGGTTATTTTTGATGTAGCTAGTACTGTATTATTAATACTATTATACTCTTCACCTGTAGTTTCGGCAAAACTTATTAATCCTTTTTGAGCGTTTTCACTTAATCCTATTAAATCTTTAGATTTAGCTAATGCTTTAATATTAGATTCAGATAATTTAACTGCTATTCCAGTTAATTTAGTAAAACTTAATTGGGCTTCAACTAATTCTTTAGTGGTTAATGATGAATCTCTCGCTATATTATTAAATGTATTACGTAATTCTATACCTTCTTGTTTAGAGATAGATAAACTACGGGCTAATTGAGTTGATTGATCATCTATTTCTCCAATAGCTGATTTTAATGTAATAAATGCTTTGGTCAAAATACCAATAGCTAAACCTTGTATTGATACTTTTTTAATTTTATTTAAAATAATGTCTAATTTAGAAGGAATAACATCTAATTCTGCTTGAGTTTCTGCAGATTGTTGTTCTAATTGTTCTAATTCTAATACTAATTGCTTAGTTTCATCGCTTACTCCTCTTAAACCAAACGCTTGATTTTTAAGACCTTCAATAGTTCCAGCATTTAGCATCCCATGTTGTCTTACTAATCTTTCTATATCAATTTGTTGTTGTTTATATGATTCTAATTCCTTACTTAATGCTTGTCGTTTTGTTATATTTGTACTTATCTCATTAGAAACATTTCTAAAAGGTTCTGATAGTGATTTACCTAGTACGGGTATTTCAGATAATAAATTAGCAAATTTATTTATATTTTCAGTAGACTCTCTGCTGTATTGAGCTATTTCTAATTGTGATTCTGCTAAATCTTTAGTATGGTTTAAAGTTATTAATAAATCATTTATTTCTTGTTTATTAATTTGTTTATTATCTAATTTTATATTAGAGATATTATTTTGTAATTTAAGAACATTACTTAATATCTTTTTTTCATCAACATAACCACTAAGTAAGGATTGATGGGTATTTCTTATATTTTTTACAGTTTTATCTAATTTTTTAAATTCTGAGCTTAGTGATTGTTTTATTAATTTATCAACTCCATTTAAAGAGTTATAAGCAGCATTTAGTGTTTCTGTGGTAGTACGAAAATCATCAGCTAATTCAGAAGCAGCACTTTTAGCTTTTTCAATAGCTTTAGTTACTCGGTCAATAGCGGCTGCAACATCCTTTACCTGATTAGGGTCCATAGCTGCATTCCTTCCTGTTATGGATTTCAGTTCGCCTAATAATTTTTTTAACTCTTCTTGGGGTGTTAACGCCATTACAAATATAATTTTACATCAATAAATATTTGATAATCACAAAAGTAAAGGCACCTACTTAGTAGATGCCTTCGTTGCATAGGTAGGTTTACCTGTGTAATTTTTCATACTTTTTACCCCAGGTCCTCTAGGTGTATTAGGAGGAGGTTGGGTTTGTTGTTTTTGTTGTTGTGCATTTTGTTTATCATAGAAATCTTTAATTTTACTAAATATATAGTTTCTCAACCATACAGGCATATGATAAACAGTATTCCAATCATACCCACCTTTTCCATGAAATACTATTTCATGAATCTGGTTATATGTTGCCATTCTATGCTCAGGCGTCAGGCCAAAAAAAGCTAATCCCGAGAGGGATGGACACACCATCTTCAGTGTATCCATCCCCCTCATAATCGAATGTTAAGTCAACATCTGGGCTGACTCTATTAATGTATTGTCTTAATTCACGAGCTTCACGGGCTAATAAATGATTATCAATGAAATTTCTAATAACTTTAGGATCACTATCACCATCTACTGATACTATAGTGTGTTTTAGACGAACTGAAGCTTCAGGTGATTCTTTTTTATACAGTTTTTTAATACTTTTTACTTCAGCATCAATTTTTTTATCATCGCTTTGAGTAAGGAGTTTAAATTCAATTAATTTTTTACTAATTGGTGTTGTGAATTCAAATTTATTTTGTCCATCTACTAATAAGGATTCATCTAATTCTTTATCACCTAATTCAGCTAAATCAACAGTTACTTCATCAACTTCTTCTGATAATACAGGTTGGAATTTAAAAGTATAATCTTTACCATACCCTAAAATACGAGCAGCTACTAATAAAGCATTCTTGTCTCCAATTAATAAATCATCTAGTTTAACGCGAGAAACGACGAGAGCTTCAAGCAACTTATCAATTACCACACCACTCTTGATATAGCTTTCATTCGTTAAAATATCCTCGTGTTTCGCGGTCATATAGCGCATTTCTACCGTACCACTTGATAAGGGATTATCGGGAGTATAAAGTTTACCTTTTGAAGGTAATGTTATAACCTCTGTTGGGAAATCATAACTTGTTGGTTGTTCTACAACTTGGTTTTCCATATTATATTATTTTAAATATTCACATATAAATATATATGAAATAAAAAAGTGCCCAATTTCTTGGACACTTAGTTTAAAATATGTAATTTGTATTAGAAGTTCAATACACAGTAATCCATTTGTACTGTAACAGCTATTTCTAGTGGGGTATCAGTTGACCAATCGAATTGACCAAAATCAGCACTTGTTATTGATGCTCCTTTAATTACCCATTCACTAACAATATCACCAACAGGTCCTAATGTTTGTAGTGTAAGATCTTTCTTGTAGAAATCAGAATAACCATCTCTACCGGTTACTGATTCGTGATGTAATCTTACCCATTCCATTACTGATTGTGCTCCGGAAGGAGTGATTGGATCATATAGGTTAAAATTAACATCAGACCAATCAGCTTTACCTTTTAACTTACGTTTAATGTTGATATGATCTAGCACTACTGGGTTAGCAGTATATGTGGGTGCTTTGAAGTTTTTAACTAAGTATGAAGGAATTCCATCCATAACAAGGACGAACCTATTTGCTACTTTTGGTTCAAATGCTTGAAAAAATAATTCTCCTGCTGCTGAGCTTAATACTGCCATTTTATCTGTGTTTTTGTCTGTTTATTATAAATATCTAATAATTAAATCTGTGCCCCTGTAGCTTGAATATTGAAATCAATCATAATGAATTCAGCTGTTTTAGTTGGTTGAATATAAATAGCACCTACTAATTCATTTCTATCAATTACATCTGGTGTGTTATTTGATTCATCCATTTGTACTCGGTAAGCGTAAACACCTTGTCGATCTTGTACACTTTGTAAGTATGGGTTAACTAGGTTCAAGAAACGTTGACGTGTAGCTGCTGAATTTTGTTCAAATACTAAGAAACGAGATTGTGCATCAACGAATTTCTTAAGATTAATTAACAATCTTCGAACATTTACTCTATCAAGTG